ATACCTCACGCATCATGCCCTGGTATTCCGGTTTTTCGCAGTAGAACATGCCTGCTTTTGTCCGGGTATTTGCATCGTCTACTGTATACAATGTTAGCTTGTCGCCCTGGGCAATCAGCTTTTCATCTGCGGCAATGTACTCCACTTCTATTTCATCGGTGCACGCGCTGCCCAGTGTAAATTCGTTTTCGCTGTTTACGCTGGTTGTTAATGTGCAGGATAAAATAATGGTGGAACCAATCTCTGACCCATCTTCTTTTACAAGCAAATAATTCAGCATTTGGTTCCACCTTCTTTACTTTTCTACCATGTCAAAGCTGACATCTGTATACAATCCGCCATCCTCTTTGCACATGGTCAGGTTGTAAGTTGTATAGGAAATATCGCCTGTGTAGGCTTCCATTGTATGGGTTTCCCCCTGGTCAACGTAAGTTGCCGTATATTCCTTACCCTGCACCATCCCCACAAGCTCTTTCAGCTCGTTTCCGGTCATGGCATTGTAGGTCAAGCTTACTTTGTGCAGGTCGCGGCGCAGCCAGTCAATGTGCATCACGCCATCTTCGGTTCGCCCACTGTTTGAACCGGTATAGTTGGTGTGCTCCATCTTTACCCCATGCGGTTCATACAAATTTGTGCCATTTGCAGCCCATGTGGAGCTTTTTTTATTAAATGTCATGGCATCACCTTAAAATGCCGGAACACCGGTTCTGATTTGTTCGCGCTGTGCCTGATTTTTGACTGCGCGGAACACTTCTTTGCCGTCAATGATAATGCGGGTATCGCTGCCCTGCATCTGGGCCAGCATCTGCCGCATCAAAGCCAGCATTTCCCGGTCGCTTTCGGCGTTTGCTTCCAGCACGGTTGCTTTCATCAGGCTTTGTGGAGTCATAATTTCGGGGTTTGTCTGTGCATTAGCGTATTCGCCTGCCAAAACAGGTGTCGGGGACGTCAGAACACCGCCGCTGGCAAGGTGGGGCAGTTCCGATATATTAGGAATAAAGTCAAATGTAACGGCATCCCATAATTTATGCCCCGCGATGCTGAACGATGGAATCTCAATCTTCAAGCTGTTCAGCCAGCCAATAAAATTGTTGATTAAGTCAATACCACCATTTATAACGCTTTTAATCACATCAAGCGCTTTTCCACGCCAATCGTTAAGAGTTTGTATAATGTCAACGCCAAACGCTTTTTTGAAAAAAGTATTGAACCCTTCAATTACGCCCTGAACAATTTGGCTTAATCCACTAAAAATTTCACGCCAATTTCTTGTAAAAACACCATGTAAAAACGTTACAATACCCATGAACGCTGTAGTAAGAGTAACAACAATGCCTGAAATAATAGCGCCGACAAAATTGCCAATCCACTTAAAAGCCGCATTGAACGCTTCTTTTATTTGTGCTGTCTGTTCATCTGTCAGCAAGCCCAAACCACGCACTGCAATGCTAATTGCTTCAAATCCAAGAACCGCCATGCCTGCAATCTGACCGCCTGGAGTAAGCAAAAGTCCAAGACCCACTGCTGTTGTAATTAGATCTCCCAAATTCAAATCAAGTTCTTCTATTGCTGCGCCAAAAGCCGTCTTAAAGCGGTTAATAACATCTGGCAGTGTTTTTTCAAAGAAGTTCTTTATTCCTTCTTTGACATCATCGGGAAGCATATCAAGAATATTGTTTTTCAGCTCAATCAGTGCTTCTTTTGCTGGCTGCAATCCTTCTATCAAACCGTCCAGAAAACCAGCCGCAGAAGCTTTAATAATTTCAAAGCCGTCTTTCAATCCATCACGGAATTTTTCGCTGTTCAGTAGTAAATTTGTAAATTGCGCTGCAATTACTGCAACTGCGATAGAAACGGCCAATAGGCCAGGTATTTCGGATTGTCCAGGCAAAGCGTTTACAGACATTTTCATGGACATTTTGTTTTTAATGCCCATAATCAAGTCCATCACGCTTCTTACTTTATCTAGGCCACTAACAACAAGGTTTGGTACTTTCCATGCCAAAAACGCTGCCCCAATGCCTGCAATAAGCGGCAGCACCGCTTTTGCTGCATTCTTAATCCTGTCAACCCATTCTGTCACCTTGCTTTCCGCAAGCTGGCCAAACATGTCATAGCCGGAAAGGTCAATCCCGCCCAGCACACTGCCGCCGGTTCCGGCATCTCCGATGCCGCTCCCACTACTGCTGTTATCCTGCGCAACGTTCAGCTCATCAAACCCGCCAATCAAATCACGCGTATTTTTCGCGGCTTTTGCAGCAGAATTTGCCACATTGTTCAGCCCTGCGCTTGCTCCGCCGGTAGCTGCGGTGGCTTCGTTCTTAAAATCAGCCCACTTTACCTGTGCGCCAAACAACCGGGCAATAGCTGAAATTACCGTCTGAACAACTTTTACCACCGCAATCATTGGCGGCAGAATTGCATTTACCACCGGTATCAGCACAGCACCGATTGCTTTTGCCAGCTGTTCCACCTGCGATTTCAAAATACGCATCTGGTTTGCCGGTGTATTCAGTGTGCGGCCCATGTCCATCTGTGCATTCGTGGTTTGCTTCATAATGGCAATGTAGCGCAGTTGGGCTTTGTCTGCCTGCGAAAGGCTGTTAATGTTTTTGTTAATGCCCAGGTTATATAGTTCCTGCTGTAATCGAGCGTTGGATATATCCACACCCAAGCGGCGGATGGGTTCCAGTTCGCCAGAGATTGCAGCCTGCAATTTTTGGAAAGATTCTTCAATCGAAAGGTTGTGGAACGATGCAAGGTCATAGCCCAGCTGGGTCAGGTTAGAACTTAAGATATAGGCTCTATCCCCGGCCACGCCAAAGCTCGTGGTAAGGTTTTGGAACAAGGCCATGTTTTTCATTGCCTGTCCGCTGTCCACGCCCAGCAGTCCCTGCATGCGGTCTGCAAGTTCTGCCCCCTTGTCTGCAAAATCCCCCATTGCAACGGAAAACAAGTTGATATCTTCAACATATTCGCTGTACTTTGCAATCGCCTTGCCCAACGTCTGGGAGATTGCCACAATGCTAATCAGGCTTTTGGCCTTGTTTAGCAAGTTACCGAACGCACCGCCCAAAAGGTTAGTTTCGCTCACGGCCTTTTTGGAAGAAAGGTTGTCCATCGCCTTTTTCAGTCTGTCAAGCCCTTTTGTTGCGTTCGCGGTGTCTGCTTCAATTTCTACTGTTAGCTTGTCAATCTGTACTTCTGCCAAAACCTCACCTCCCAAACATGCGTTCCATAAATTCCTGTTCCTGCTTTTCCAGCCTGCGTTTATGCTGTTCTTCCGCTTCCTCTTCCGTCAACGGATACGGTTCGCTAGGGTACTCAAACGGTGTTTTCCCCTTTTCGGTAAGCATGTTTCCAACGCTAGCCTGCATAGCCGCCATTGTGTACTGGTTTTCCTTCCACGCTTTAAAGTTCCACCGCTGTATGCGCAGTTGATGGGCTTTGCGGTAGGCAATGGCAAGTTTCGGTTCCTGGTTCCAGTACTCATCAGCGCTCATGCCAATACTTAAGTAAAATGGGAACATTTCATCAAAGATTTGCCCCAACGTTTTTTCTTCTTTGGGGAGATCGTCCGTTACTCGGTCTCCCACGTCACCTTTTTTCCGTCATCTGCCATGCTGTTGATTGCGTCAGCGTACATATCGGCCAGAATGCCGCACAGCTCAACGCGTTCTTCAACGGTCATGTGGTTCCAGATGTCATCCACCGTCTTGCGTTTCACTCCCTTGCAGCGGGCTGTAAAAGCGCCATAAAACAGCTTTTCCATCTGGGTTGCAGGCTGTGATTCCAACGCGTTCAGGTTAAAACCGCCCGCTTCCGCCTGTTTTACGGTTTCGCGGGTATACATCAGTTCATAAGATTTGCCGTCAAACTTAATTTTCATGTTTTAATCCCCCGTTACCGTAATAGTGTCCATAAACTCAAACTCGCCGTCAGAAGTAATGTCGATATTAA